TCATAATGTCACGAATCCTAGACCTATCAATCATTTGTTCTTGATTAATTACTCTTAGGTAATCTATCTTGTCGTATAATTTTTTACTACTTAAAGGCATTTAACTCCAATTATCTATATCCATACTACTAGGTTCGTACCCTGAAAAGCTAGGATTATAATCGTACCCTAACTCTGCAAAACGTTCCTTTTGCATTCTTCTTATGGCTCTCATTGGAAACCAACTAGCCATAACTATGTCAGTCTTTGTACCCACTGTCTTGCTTTTATTTTTAGCAGAACTAAAATATACCAACTGACTTGTATATAAGTTTACCTTTTCTTGTGCTTCATAGCTAAGATATGGCAAAGAAATATTTTTTTCTTGAAACATTGGTCGCATAGCTGTGACACCATATAGAGGGTCAAATTTATTTTTAAATGTTTCGTGTCCTTCTAAAAATATACCATGTCCTGATGCAAACTCTCTAATACTTTTATCTTGTCGTATTGCTTTCTGAAAACCATTTTCTTCTATAACCCAATGTGACAAATTATATTTCATCCACCATTCTTTAATAATGTCTAATGCTTGTGGAATACCACCACCTAAACTGTTATTCATATCTACCATATGTAATTTATTTTCTATAGGTTCGTATGCCCACAAAAAAGCTGCTTGATAACCTGTAGATGCAGGGTCTAATCCTGCAATAAGTCTTGTACCATGTGGTATGTGTCCTATGTCACGTTTTTGGTCACGACACTCTTCTATCTCTACTCTGTCAAACAATGCAAGTCCATCAGGCATAGCAACGTTTAGATAAACCATTTCGTATATAGCTCTACCACCTGTAGTTTCTGCTGCACGTTTTCTATCCATCAACCATTTGTATGTACGTTTACCTGACCAAAGCATACAATCTACATGTTCATCTTCGTTCCAATCAGGTAAATTACAAGCTGTATCGTGTGCTTCTTCTACTGTTGTAGTCCAAGATTCGTTATCAAGTAGATGTGAATATAAATCATCATAATGTTGCCTAGAACCAATAACCACCATAGCTGTGTGTTCCTCTTTACGACTTGACAATGTTGTTGTCCACCAGTTTCTTGTGTTTTCTCTTGATGATGGTTGCATAGTAGAGTTGTGGTCCTCAATGTCATCAGCAATAATTATGTCACAGTCACGAGAAAGTATTTTACCACCACGACCAATACCAACCATTGTTGGTGACTTAATACCTGTAACTGTTCTAGTGCCTACAGTAAAACCATTTTGTGACCAAGATTTACCTGTACGTGATGTAGGTTTAAATTTTGCACCAGGTCCACATATTTCTTCTATAAGTAATTCATTACTTTCTAGTTGGTCAAGTACAGAACCTATTGCATTTTTTGCAATCTCTTCGTTACCACCAACCCACAAAATACGTATATTAGGATTTTTACAAATAAGCCACACAGCAAAATGTATTAACAAATCTGTTTTGCCATGTCTAGGTGGTGACAATATCATGTGCTGTCCACCATTTTCTATTGTGTCCATTATTTGTTCTATCCACTGTTTATGAAATTCAGGTGTTTCGTATGCTATACCTTGTTCTGTTTGAAAATATCTTTGTCTAAAATCATCAAAATCTACTAATGTTTTTTCTGCTACTTGTGGTAATGACCACTCATCTTGTTGTGCTTTTGTTTTTAAATCTTCTACGTATGCAGAGTATGCCATAGATACTGCACCTTGTGTTGTGCCTAATATTTCTGCTACTTCTGTTATTGTAATTTTTTCTGTATGTATATCTGCAGCTAAACCTGATTCTACAATGTCGTTATAAACTTGACCTCTACGTGACTGTACATTAGTTTTTTTGCTAGGTATTTCAAGTACATCATCTTCTTGTGACCATTCTTTACCTGCTTTTCTAGCACGTTTTTTTTGCATATTAATTCTGTTGTAACAACGTTTACTACAGTATTTTTTTGCTCTAGGTGGAAGTGGTCTGTGACAACCTGCTGCATAACAAAGTTTTTTATCTGTTGTAGCCATCACACTCTTTGTTTTTACACTTCATTTTATCCTTTGGTTTCAATACCACCCCACACTTAGGACATGGTATGTCTATCAAAACTATTTCTTTTTACGTTTTGCTTTATTTTTTTTGCTATTAGGAAAACCTTTTTGCATTTCTCTATATGCTTTAGCACTTATTGTAGAGTTCTTTTTTGACCTACTTGTACCTGCTTTTTTCCTTTTATTAATGTTGTAATAAAGACCTTTTTTAGCCATTATTTACCTACTTTCTTTTGTGCATTTTTATGTGCTTTAGTAAAAGTACTACCTCTTTTCATAGAGTTTGTCATGTATTGTATGTGTTTTTTTGTATGGTGCTTAGAGTGTTTTTTCATTGACTGTTGCTGTCTTTTAGTAAGACTAGAAACATCAACACCTTTTACTTTTACCATGCTTTACAACTCCAATACCTTGGTGTAGTTTTATCTGTTGCAGTATCACATTTGTGTCTAGCACGAAACGATTTACGTGCAGCAGCATTACCTTTTCTTATCTTCATGTTAGGGTCACCGAACATTACTTTTTTAACTTTGTTGCCATCCTTAACATACACTACAGATTTTTTACGACCATAACCAGGTTCACCTTTTTTAATTGCACGTGGCGAATTTAAAGATACAGATTTACCTTGGTACGTAGCCATTAGAGTTTTTTTCTTCTCTTACTATCTCTTAGCTTTTTTAAGTCTGCTGCAGTTATCTTGTTAAAAGGTGGTGCAACTCTAGCTAATTTTTTTTGTTTAGGTGAGTAGTCCTTAAAAGGCATTAGTAACCTTTCTTTTTCCTACGACCCTTGATTGATTTTTTCTTTTTCTTTTTCATATACATAATCATTACTATAACACAAAACTGCACCGAAGTGCAGTCTTGCTATACAGTGTCCAAACTGTTATGAAAGAAAATGAATTACACAAATCACCTGACTACAAAGTCTTATATGATTAAGCATATTCTTTTTCTAATTGTGTACCTCTACACAATACCTAAGACTTTCTTAGGTATGTGTAGTATAGCTGTTCCCCCCCACAACTAGCAGTGCGTAAAAAAAATTTTTTTTGTATTTAAGTGTTGTTTATACAGCAAACCCTCTATTGCTAGAGGGCAGTTGCTGTCAATCAGAAAGGAGGGCTAATGAATAAAGAATCATAAAACCCAATATCACTATATCATAAAGTTGTCAGTTAGTGAAACTTGTAATTAAATAATTTATGTGATACAGTTAACAAACAATCAGGGGATTCTTCCTGCTTTTAGAAAAGGATTCTTGATAAAAACATCAATAAAGTGGACTAGCAGGACCATGGTAACTGGGGTCAAAGCCCATTATTCCACATTGAATTATTAGCTACTAAACAGAATAGCACTCGGTTGGGATGGGAGTGGCACAGGGTTAGCTGTACTTTCTATGTTTACTTTACTTAACTAACACTAACTTAAAAAAAACACTTTACTAGCTATTATGGTACACCACTATATATAGTACCACTACATCTAGTACCATACTTAACAGCATATATTTAGAGGGTGTACACATATAAAGAGCGACCCCCACATTTAACCCCCCTATGTGTAAGCCCACCAAATTATTGAGTTCAGTGCGACATAGACCAAATAGTTTTACCATAGACATACTATATATTGTGTGTGTTCTGTACGCATACTACATGTAGTGTACCCCTTTTGTTTTAATACTGGGGATATATAGTTAACTTACATGATTGAAAGATTACCTGCCTGTAAAGTGCGAAGGATTCTACAAACAAACGAAGGATAAAAAGAAAAGACACCTGCAATAAACAAGTGCCTTCCCTTCAGTTAGCTAGGTGGTTACAAACGATACAACATATAAGCCAACATTAATACAACGAGAACCTCCATATTAACCCACACTTTCTTTACTAAAATAAAATATATTATTAACTTCAGTCTTATCAAAAATTAATATATCTTGATTACCGGTATTTAAATTGTATTTAGGTAAAGGCATACCCATTGTTTTTACAACATAATTTACAGCTTGATTATAAGTATTAGTTTCATAGTCATAAGGTAAAGTTATACTCTTAAAATCTAATCCATATTTTAAATCATTACTAGGAATTAATTTGATTCTTGTTCCTTTTGTGTTTGTTGGTGGTAAATATTTAATTGTTATTGCATAACAACTATTTACTCTGTTGCTTAACTCCCTTTTTATATTTTCCTCCATATTATTCATTCCTTTCCCTTTCTTTTATTAAATTAGTTTTAATCTTGTAATTCTCTTTCCTAATCTTATCAACCATTAATTGACTTTCTAATATCCTTATTTGATGTTCAGCAATCTGTATATTATTACTCATCAACTTTCTGTTCAGTTTGTTCCGAATTCCTAATATGGTGTCAGACCCATAAGACAACCACTTCTTGTTTGTAGTAATTGTATCTTTCCAACTTTCAATACGTTCTAACTTTCTGTCAATCTGTTCTTGACTATGACCTTGCTTACTCATTTCTAACTAACCTTTCTTAATTGTTATAACTATGTTACTACCTTGTAGTTTTTATGCAAACACTTATTTACAAATTAATTGAATCTATTAAATGCTTATGCTGTTCTAATCTTTTAGGAATAACTTTTGTATAGTTACACCAGTTACAACACACACCACTTGCTACTGGTTCTGCATTGTGCCTGTCATCAACGTTCCTAATAACTTGACCACAAATTGTGCAAATCATATCTGCCTTTCATTTCTTATAATTAAGAATACTTGATTTCAGATTATATGTAAACAACTGCTTACTTAAAATTAAGAGTGTAGTAGTATGTAAGTAAGGAAAGGAAATTATGAGTACGTTAGAAATATACTTTTGGTTATTGTTGCCTGTGTATCTAGTAGGTGCATTAACTATTGCTAACTGGTTAGCTAGTTGGACAGACTTTTACGTAAGATTATATAAAGAAAAAAAAGTTAGAAAAAAAGACAACATATAATTACAGATATGATAATGTTAATTAAGAAAGGAAATGATGAAAGGAATGTTTAAGGTTGCGAAGTCTAGTGCAGAAATGTTAGCTAGATATAAAGTGCATATAAACAGATTAGTTCCAGTTTGCACCACTAACTTTCATCTTTCTTTCAAGCTACTTACACTGCTGTAGCCCTTTACTTCATATGTACGTATGAAAAGTGTAGGTAGCTTGTAGCACATAACTGAGCATAGTGTACACGTTAATGTTAACTAAATGATGACTGTTAACCTGTTGTGTGTTACAAGCTATCTATAACTTAGATATTGTATCGTGAGATACAAGATAGTCGGATAACGAAGTCTAATTAACTTCGGTTTGTAGTGAGTAAATAGAAACGCAACGACTTCACTACCAAAAGTTAATAGGTAGCTTGTAGCACATAGGAAACTAACAGTTCGCCAACTATAGCTTAAATAACTAGATTGGTGTAGGTTGTAACTTCCTTGAAATAAAGAGAAACAAAACTCTGTCTGTGTGTTACAAGCTATCTAGTTAGTAGGAGTTCTTTTCAATGCCCTGTTTTGAACTACCGAAAGCTAGATAGTTTTTATTGTACATATATGTTTACAATATGCTACAATACATATTGACAGAAAGGATAATATGTCAAAAGGAATAGATGATATAGACAACAGTTGGTTTGTTGATGACCGGTTTGACTTTGGTAAAGAACCAGTAGTACAAACTTCATTTACAGAACCATACACGTTATATCAAAGAAAAGTAAATAACAATGCCGATATAACTTTTATTGGTGATAGTGTTATTGATTGCAAAGCATATACAGGAACTGGCAAAGGTACTGTAGAATACTTCGCAGAGTTTCACGCAAATCCTACATACATGGCAAAAATAAACGACCAAAGTGTAGATGGATTCACTATATATGATTGCATTGACAGTGTTAAAAATGTTGTTGGTGATGTTGTTGTTATCAGTGCAGGTGGTAACGATTTATTAGCTAAGATGAACTTGCTAACTGTATCTGATGATATAAATATTACTATGGGATTGATTAACACAGAGTTAGACAAACTTATGTATGCATACGAAACTATGTTACATCAGTTACGCAAGAGCAGAAGATATTTTCTATTGTTATCTTGTTATAGTGGTAACTTAGCTTATAACACACAACGTTTTGATGGTATTGATAATGTTGCAGAGCCAATAGTATCAATGTGGAACGACAGGTTATATAGATTAGCTAACAATTATCAGAATAAACATGACAACATTGGACAAACATTTGATGTTCTTGATTTACGCAACTTCATGCAACCTACTTGTTATTACAACGAGATAGAACCAAACAAACAAGGTGCGAAACGTATTGCAAAGAACATTAGCAAACGATTAAACATCAAAGGTGTATTGTAGTGCCTGATAAATAAACAGAAAGCGAGGTGCAGTAATGCCTTTATATAGAGTAATAATAGAAGTAACCGAGCCAAGTTTAGAAGATGCCGAAGAACATATACTAAGTCTTAGTGGAAGTGATTTAGTTGATGAGATAAGCGAAGTAGAGGAACAGTAATGGACTATCAATACTTTAGAGATAAGCCAGTGCCTAAGTTAAAGCAACGTGAGAGAGTTGAGTGGATATTGACAACTGCGAGAGAGAGCAGTGAGCCAAAGGTATCAAGCAACACTTTCATCTATGACTTTCGCATACCAAGAATATCTGCACACATATTTAATATGCGTGAGGACTTGTGGGAAATAGAAACTATAAAAGAAAACAATGAGTTCTTTTATAAGTTGTTGCTTACACCACAAGAAATATTAGAACAAGCAAAGAAAGGACAAACGTATGAGCAAACCACAATTATCTGACACTGACTATGGATATAATGGACTGCTTAGAATTATTAACAATCAAGACATAGATATAAACGAGTGGATAACAGAAAGATTAGATAAAGAACGTGGTGGTATTAAGTTTATGTTACCTAATGCAGAGGGAGAAATTTATTTGACATGGGGAGATATATACCACATTAAATTAACAACTGTTCATACCAAGAAAACATTTGATAGCACTGTAAATCTTAATGAGTTACAACAAATGCTTGTTATGTTAGAAGAACAAAGACAGAGAACAAAAAAAAGTATTGCTGATATGTTGATGAAAGCATTTAGCAAAGATGAGGAAGAGTAATGCAAGATAAATATGTTGATTCACAAGTAAAGGTACGTAGTGAATGTACTTTTAATGTTGTTAGTAAAGATGATATGGGAAGCATAATCAAGAAAGCACAAGAACTATTAAACGATAATCTTTTTGGTATTGAGTTTGTTATTAAAAATTTAGAAGTAACAGGCACAGGCAAAGATGATTTGGATTTTGATAGCACAGTTTATGCTGATGGAACACCTAGACAATGACAAATAGTCTATGTGTTGTATGCAAGACTAATCCACAAGAATTTAAAATTGTGGATTCAGTTATTGTATGTTGTGTAGATTGTAATTATGAAGAGGAGAAACAATGCAGGATAACTGGAAAAGACTAGCACAAGGACTGCTTGATGAGGAAGATTACCTAAACAAACAGACAAGTGCATTTAGAAAAACAAGATTAGCAACTATTAAAATGATGAGAAATGAATTGTCAATACAAGAGATTGCTAAGTTACTTAAACTTTCAAGACAGAGAGTTTATAAGATAATTGAGAAAGGGGAGTAATGCAAGATAATATATACGTTGTTGTTCAAGATTTTAATGATGAATATGGAGGTGGTAGTTGGGAAAAGTTATATTACCAATCTAAAGATGATGCAATAAAAGTCTTAGAACAAGCATTAGATGAAGGACAAGCTTGTTATAACGATTTTGTTTTAGAATTAGAATCATTTGAAAGAATAAATGACACAATAAATGTTACTTATTATATGTATAACAAAAACAAAGAAACTGATGATACAGTAATTGCATATATTGTAGACAATTATGATGATGAAGAAAGCGAACACGATTATAAATTAATCGTAAAGAGAAAGGAAATAAATGCCTAATTTTAATTTAGATAATTACGAAACAGTAGAAGAAAGACTAAAAGTTTTTTGGAAAGAAAATCCAAAAGCAAGAATTAATACAGAGATAGTGCATATGACTGATGATGGAACATGCGTAACTGTGAGAGCCGAGATATATAAAATGGAAGTAGATGCAAGACCAGTTACCACAGGTATAGCACAAGAAACTAAAGGGCAAGGTGGTTTCGCTAACAAAGATGCATGGGTAGAGAACTGTGAAACATCTGCTATTGGTAGAGCTTTAGCTAACTGGATATATCAAGGTAGTAATAAAGCAAGACCTAGTAGAGAGGAAATGTCTAAGGTAGGTAACCAAGATGATAGAGTTAAGGTAGAGAAAAAGAGAGTGCAAAGACCTACTAAGGAACAGAAAGAAGCTATGAACAAAGTTGTTGATGAAATGGTTGCAGAGCCAAAGACCAAGAACAATGCAAATGCACTTAAACAACTTATGTCGGCAACTGTATCTGATGCAGAGAAATTAAAAGAGTATCAAAGAGATGCATACGTTGAGTGTGTTAGCGAACTTAAATTGCCTGAAGAAGTAGAAGATTGGGATAACGAACAGATGACTACGTTTCTTGATGTATTCCATAAACTTGTAGAAAAAGACAAAGGTTTAGGTGACCTTAACGAAGTCTTTGTTACAGAAGATATTACTAACAAAGGAGGTGATGACATGGGAGATGAGTGGAAAAGCAATCCTGCTACCGAAGCACAACTTAAATGGTGTAAGGATATAGTTGCTAAAGCTACTGACAAGAACATTGATGGACTTGCAGAACTAAAAGCACTATATAATGGTGGTGATATAAATGGTGAAACTGCTAGTGAAATCATATCTAACTGGAACGATAAAGTTAAATAATGGAAGAGCTAAAACAAGCTAATATTAATGTGCGTAGGTTGGTTGAAAGATTACAGAAACGTTTTCCTAATCACGACTTTAGCCAACCTGCACCATTAGATAGAAGATGTAAGAAAAGCACAACAGGTGTATGCCCTGTATCAAAACATTTAGAGTACGCAACTGACATTGAAGGTAATGATTTTTGTATTAAACAAATAAAGTTAGCTAATGAAAGCAACCCATACGCACATACAGTTGTTACTTGTAATGCAATAATTAAAACTAAAGAAGAAAAAGAATTAGCAAAGAAAGGAATATTTTAATGCCTAATATATTTGATGACCCTAAAACACTAAAGACATGGGCAATTAAATTAGCAAATGCCTGTGGTGGTCAAAAGGTAGAGAAATCTATTATGCTTACCAAGACAAACCCACAAAGAATTAGAGAACTAATGGATGAGTTTGTATCAGACCACAATGAAAACACAATTAAAATTGCTAATGAGATAGAGAAACAAGAAGAAGAGTGATTTGTAAGAAGCATGACCTTCAGTATCGCAAGACTTGTTTGTATTGTGAGCTAGGGCTTTAAAGTATTTTTAAATTATCCCAACCTTTATTGTTAACTGTGAAAGTGAGAACACCAGGATGCGACCATAGCCCACTGCGTTCTGTAAAGTCTATGCTTTTGTCTAAGCTAGGTGATTGAAACCAAGTACGATTACCTTGTTGTTTACTACGAAAATGATGGTAGTGACCTGTAATAAGTATCTCACATTTTCCTGCAGGTAAGTGTCCATACATCTGACCCTTCCACCAATTTTCTATTTTGTTTTCAGGATTACCACTTCCACCTGTCATATGACCATGTGTCCACCCACAAGTCTTACCTTTTATATCTAATACTTGATGGAAACCATCAGGTATTTCTACACTAACTGACTTATACCTTTGTTTGTTTGCACCCATTATCTCCTGACAAATTTGCAAGTGCATTGTATCACTGTTATCTAATCTGTTTGTATATACCTGACCTTTACTGGACCTAGACATTTCACCATGATTTCCTGGACACCCTGCAAGGACTAGCTTATCTGCTAAAGGTAAGAACGTGTCTATAGTTTTCATTATCATAGACCTAGCTAGTGCATATTGTTCAATGAGTGAGAGTTCTACATTGAAAGGTTGACTATCATAAAAAGCTGCAGTACAGTTTTCTGTCAAGTCACCTAGTCCTATCATATAAATCTCATCTATATTTACACCAAGTTTACGTAAATCTTTTATCCTATTGACTGCATCTTGTAGTGCTACATCATAACGTGCTATTGTATTATCTACACCAAAATCACGTTTACCTAGTTGCCAATCTGCCATAAAAAAAAGGAAGGCAGTGTCGCCTCCCAACGTTTTCTTTTTAAGTGGTGGTTTTTTCTTAGCTTGTTTAAATAATTCTTGAAAATACTTGTCGTGTCCAGGATTTTTTTTACGTACAACCCCTTTAAATGCGTAAAATGTTTCTGTTGTGCCACCTTTTAGCTGCACATTCCATGAAGATGCACGTACTGACCCCTCAATGTAGTATAATTTAGGGTCAAAACCCCAGTCACGTAAGATAGAATCAAACTTACTTCTGTAATTAGGGTCTGTTCCTACGTGTGTTATCTCACCAAGACCAGTTTGTTCGTTTACTTCTAGTCCAGGTTGCCATCCTGATTTATAAAAGTTGTTACCCCACTCTTCAGGTATAGGTTTTTTTTGTGTAATACTATCTCCTGTCAATAAAAGTATACAGGAAAATAATAATTATTGTGTTATTTAGATATTTGTTTTTTTGCGTATGTCTTAACTACAGCTAAGGCAGCACCACCACCTGCTAAAGCAGCAAGTTGCACAGTATCGGCATCTACAGATACCAATGGGGCAACGACTAACGCACCAAGAAATGCCTCAACGAAAGTCCAAAAGGTTCTTTCTAGCATATCTTTAAGTTCTTCACTCATTTTATAACTCCATGCATCATTCCAAGGTGTCCACCATAAGTCCTTCTTGAACCTACCCTCTTGGTTTCTTTTTCTATTATTTTTTTCAAATAAATCTGACACTATTCTATTACCCTTCCACTAAGTTTTGCTTTAATTGTCAAAATATTTCCATTTATTTCCTGCAATTTATCATAAACTGTGGTAGCTAAAACTGTGTGGTCTTTACTTGCATTGTTTGTATCTTTATCTAACAATTTATTTATTGTTGTGTATTCAATACTAACTGGTTTACCTTGTAATAATTGACCTGCCACTTTTGCGTACATTTTTTTATAAGCCACAGTGCTGCTGCCGATAAACCCATCCTTAGATACTTCTAGGTCTTGTTGAGTTTCTCCTACAATTAAACAACCTGATGTATGTTCATCAGTGTTACCAGTGTGTATAAGAATATAGGTAAAGTTAGGCACATCTTGT